ATCTGCGGCGATATTTGAGATAGCAGCGGTCACCGTAGGCGCTGTTCTGTCAATGGCATCCAGATCAATGGTGGTGGATGCAGTAATGGATGTAATGGAAGTGCCTGAATAGGTACCGGAGAACCGCCAGTACGCAGATAGAGCCACACCCGTTTTGGTGCCGTTGGAGTCGTGATTCACCCGCACCGTATAGGTCTTCAGCAGGGTCAGATCATAGTCTGCTGTACTATCGCTGATAGCCGGAGCCGTATAGGTTTCGGACACACCATTGATGGAAACGGTGGAGTCGGAACGGGAGCCAACAGACAGCGTGTAGTATTTCAGATAGACATTGAGGGTCACATCCGAGTAGTTGCCCGTCACGCTTTGGGTGGCTGACCAGGTGCAGTACAGACCAAAATTATCTACGGGATATTTGTAAAAAGAACCGCTTAGTGCCATATCCGCACCTCCTCTTAGTCAAGAATTACGATGTTCAGTCCTTCCGAGGCGGTCGGCATCGGAACGAACTTGGTTTTGCCTACGGTCAACTCGCCATCAACCGTGGTCTTTTTTGTAACAGTTTCATCCTTATTCAGGGTGAAAATTTTCTCCTCGTTGTAGTAGCCGGAGAACTCGGTGTTGTTGATGACCGTCCGCTGGGCAGAGTCTGCATTGGACACCTCGATGCCCCGGCGGTCGATTTTTACTTCGGTGGTATAGATTTCGTTGGGTGCAGGAGTCCATTTGTGGATTGTGCTACCCTCCGCCAGAACAATGTCCGAAACATACAAGTCTGCCAGGCGGTTATAAGCAGTAATGGTAATGGTGCCATCCTGCACATCAGGGATGACTGCGTCGTACTCCGTCCACCCAAAGGTGACGGTGGTGTTGAACAGATCCACGTACTTGGAGCCGTTATAGGTTACTCGGAAATAGGAAGTGTAGCTTGCCCCGGTTTTCTTGGCTCGGATTGATACAGCATAGGTGCCGGGGACAACACCTGTAACGACCTGCGTTAAGGTCGAGGTATCGCCCAGAACGAATGCGGAATCCGAGGAGGTGTTGCTTTGCACATCCGTAGAAGAGTCTGTAGACACCGTACCGGAGGTCGTCCAGTCATCGGTAATACCGTTCAGTCCGGCAGAATTTTTGATGTAATTGATGCCGCCCGCAAACTGCTCCTGCATGGTAAGAGACAGCCCGTCCACGGTGTGTTCCAGTTCCGAAACCTTGCTCTGCATCTCAAGCACCGTTTCTTTTTCCACGCCCATATCCGTTTCCAGGGTCTCAACTGTTTCTGTCAGCGTACCGACATAGGAGTTCAGACCGTCAACGCTGCTCTGAAACTCACCGAATTTGGTGGTGTGGGTGGACACGGTCTCCCGGAGCTTGTCGAGATCATTCTCCAAGACCCAACCCTGTCCATCCCACACCATTGTTTCCGGGGGTACAGTAGCGGTGTTGACCCACAGCATACCCAGATAAGGGTTCTCCGGCGGCGTGTCGGATGTGATGACATCATTGATACGAGTAATGGTGTACTGTGCGACAGCCGTCATGGAAATCACCCCTTTACAGGCTTACAACGACCATAAAGGTTGCCTTGGTGTCCACATCGGTGTTGGACACGGACAGGGTCTTTCCGGTCTTGCTGCCAGAAGTACCCCAAGTGGTATCGATAGCACCATCCTTGTCATACTTCGTCCAGGTATAAGTACCGTTGCCCTCAGTATCGATTTCCATACCTGCCTGGTAAACAACTGCGGTCAAAACTGTGGAACCCTCGCCGTTCTTGAACACGTCACCACCCGTGGAGGTAACCACCACCTGGATGGGGTCGGAGTTATCGATGAAGGTCGCCACATCCGTAAAATCGGAATTGTAAGTCGCAGAAGTGGAATCGGAGTCGGTAGCTACGCAGCGGAACACTGCATAACTATCAACGGCTGAAGCATAGACGGTGATGGTTGCCGTGGTGGTGCCAGTGTACATACCCGTGGTATCGGACAGCTTTCGCCAGCCGGTGCCAAAGTCGGCATCGTAGCCGGAGGATGTGGTAGCGGTGACTGTGGAGTCCATAATTGCCCACTTGTAGGTCACTTTGGTGGTATCCACAGTAGAACCGCGCCACAGTTCCGCAACAGCGGTCAAGGTGGCAACCTCGCTGTTCTTGAACACATTACCCAAAGGAGTGCTGACAAGCAGATCGGTAATGCCGGAACCGTTGACTACTCGGCTGAAGGAAATGGTCAGCGGATGCGTAATGGACAACCCAGTGGAGTCATCCTTGTAGGTAATGACGCAGCGGTAATCGATGCCGGGCAGACCCGCCATCACATTGTCCTTGATGGTAAGGATATGACTCTTGGTGCCACTGAGTGCATAGGCGCCGGAGGTGGTAATCGCTGTGGTGGAACTGCCGATGTACCACTTAACAGAGGTCACCTGGGAGGAAGTGATCTGATCGGTGGTGGTGCCAATGACATACAGGCTGGGAGTCAGAACCAGGTTGGTATCCGACCAGTCGGGCGTGTAGGTGTTGTTGTCCGGGTTATACATCTGCGTCTTGGCAAGACTGGAACCGATGTACCCGGTAAGGGTTAGGGCGTCATTGTAGTCAATGATCGTAAACTGACCTTGTGCTTTGCTCATAGAAAAAACTCCTATTCTCAGCCTAAAAGACTGTTTCTTGTAGTGGTATCGATGAGGTCGCAGAAGAAGGTCGCCCTTACCTTGACATCATCGGAGGTAATATCGATGGATTTTGTGCCGCCTGCGTGGTCTGCGTTCCAAACGACATCGGCGGCAGTATCGTCCGAAACACGGGTCCAAATGAACTGGTTAGGGTCGAGAGTGTCGGTCACATTCTCGTCCCAGGAGAAAACCGTGGCATACAGTGTGGTGTTGATAACGCCGTTTTTGAAGATGTTTCCGTTTGAAGAGGAAATGACCATGCGGTACATTTTCTGTTCTTCAATGGTGGCAACCCGGTCTGAAACAGAGTCAACGCTCTCAGTGGTCGCATAAGCGCGTAGAACGACTTCACCAGTTTCCAAGTCCCAATAGGATGAGCCGTCCTGGGATTGCAGGACACCTGCCTTGATGATGTTTGCCACCAGGGTGCCGGAGGTAATGAAGTCGGCAACGATCTGACCGTCAGCGGTGATTGCGGTTTCATAGGGTCCGTTGTAGCCGTTGCTGCTGAAACCCAAGCCGCCCACATTCCAGCGCCACACATTGACCGCTTCTTCAACGGACGGCGCGTCCAGGATCAGCAGTTCATAAGGCTGCCCGGTGTCCGTTGCTGTATGGATGACCACATAGCCACCCGTCTGCCCGGTGATCAGCCCCGTGGCATTCTTGATAGCGGTGTTCATCAATACCGGGAAACGGTCAACCTTTTCAGTGGCTTCAGCGGCGGCTGCCTCTGCCGAGGACACATTGTTCAGCAGATTGGCTTTTGCCGAACCAAGGGTGATGGACACATACTTTTCTGCCAGGGTGTCATAGATCGTGGTGATGACCTTCGCCTTGGCGGTGATGCCCAGGCCGCTGTGCCGGATGGTGACGGTGTCGCACAAAGAAACACGCTCCAGTACAGCGGCATAATCCGGCTGTTTCCAGAGCGGTTCAAAAGCAACGGTCAGCGTCGGCACGGCAGTTCCGAGCGGGTTGTTTTTGAGGTAGTTATTGGCATAGGCGCGGAGTCCGTCCTCAGTCGGCGGGTTTTCATCATCGAAATAGGAAGTAAAGTCCCGGATGAGGGTTTTCCGCTGCACCAGGGCGGTATCCGATATGGGCAGAAGCACCTCCGGCAGCGTGAGTGCCGTTTCTGTGCCGTCCGCTGCCGTCACAATGGCGTATGGCAGAAGGTCGGTATAGACATCGGTGTTTTCATTGTCATGCTCCAAATCCGTGAGGTTCTTTCCGTATTCGATCACAACACCCGTATGCTGACCGCGTCCCTGGTGGTGGATGACCTTGAAGTTGTCCCACTCGTACTCGCCACCCCACAAATCCAGGAAAGACCCCGCCACACCACCCAAACAGGCTCGAACACTCTGGGGCTTTGCCACCGAGAATGCTTTTGCCGAGGAATAGTCGGTCTGACAGGTAAAGTTGTGGGCTGTGGCGGTATTGGTGAACACCTTCTCCATCGCCAAGGGCGCGGAGATTTGGGTATCCGACCATTGCAGCGCAGCCACATTGGAAAGGTCATAGCTGATATGCTGGGCATAGACCGTGACCTCTCCGTTTATTGGTGTGGAAATGCGATAAATGCGGAAAGCCTGGTCGGTGGCAGTATCGTTGGGCTTTGCCTTGACGATCCGCTCCGTAGCCAGGTCTTTATACATAGGTCCCGAAATGGGATATTTGAAAACACATTCATAGGCGCCATTACGTTCCTCTGTAACCTCGCAAGAGGTGCATTCCTTTAGAACACCGATGCCGAATGTGGTAAAGTTGGTGGCATTCGCTTTATACAGTACCGGAATCATATCGAACACCACCTCGGAAGAACTGCCACCGCCGTAATGTCCCCGGTGAAGGTGAAGATGTTATCACCCGGATATAACAGCGGGAAACCATCTCCCGAAACGGTGTCGTTCTTAGATTCTGTTCCGCAGTAGCAGAGCATCTGATCGGAATCAATAGTAAGACCATCCACATCCGAAAGCGTCCATGTTGCATTGGAATCAGCCGACTGGATGGTCAGCGTACCCGCACCGCTCCCGGTAAAGGTCATTATAGGCTTGCTGACAAAGGAGTACGGATTCGTGATTATACCGCCGTTTGCGACCATAACACTCTGCTGACCTTCCGCAGAATATCGGAAAGGCTGGCAGGAAAAGCTGATGGTAAAGATACCTATTCGATTCATTTGATCCTCGATGTCCAGCTTTCCTGCGAACACAGCCTTACGGGTGAACTCTGTATCGTAGGTGTCGGACAGTTCGTGGTAAGCATTCAGCCCAGAATAGAGCCAGCCCTTTACCGCCGTAATTTTCTGCGACAGCTCGGAGATGGTCTTTGCAGGAATGAACACGGAATAGGTCACCTGTACATTGGGGAAACGACCGCTACCGGAAATGAGGTCACCATCTCTGCCGGGAATGGAGAGAAAGTCCACCTCAAATTCCGGTGCGGAAAAGACATTCTTGCTTTCGATGCGAATGCCCATATCACAGGAGCGGATACCCTTATACACAAAATAATTCACGCAAAAACCACTCCTTTCCGTTTCGCAAACTGTCCTGCGGTGACCATGATTTCATTGGTCAGCTGATGGATATCTTCATTGGTATAGTTGTTGAAGTTGGTAATGTTCAGCACCAGCTGTAGACCGCTGACCTTTGCAGAGTCTACGATACCACCGCTAACGGTGCCGTGGACATTACCATCCACATTGAAGTCGGTAGGCAGAGCGGTCTCCATATCCTTGGCAAGTCCGTGCATCACATCGTTGATATCAGAACTCATACCCTCGGCAGCTTTGACCGCGTCCTTGCCGTTATCCTTAATGGACCCGGCAAGACCCTCTACGAGCATTTCACCAATCCAAGCCATCTCATCCGAAGGCGAATGGATACCGAAGAAGTCGCAGATGCCGTCCCAGATAGAAGAAATCCACCCGGACACCTTGTTCCAAAGCCAGGATGCCAAGGACTGGATACCTTCCCACAGACCCTTGACCAGGTTCTTACCCACATCGGCAAGCTGGGATACACCCTTGCCCAGGGCGTTGACGATACCCGTAATAATCTGCGGAACGGCCTTGACGATTTCCACGATGATGGTCGGCAGGTTTTTGATGAGCGAAGTCAGAAGATCAATACCGGCCTGCACGATCAGAGGAATGTTGTTGATGACCGCATTAACGATACCCGTGATGATATCCGGGATGGCATTGACAATCGTGGTAATAATCTGCGGTAGCGCCTTTACCAAAGAAATCAGCAGGTCGATACCTGCCTGGATGATTTGGGGAATGGCACTAAGGACAGCCTCGATGATACCGCTGATGATTTGCGGGATAGCCTCCACAATAGCAGTAATGATTTCGGGCAGAGCCGCCACCAAAGAGGTCAGCAGCTGAATGCCCGTTTCAATGATCTGCGGAATGGCATCAAGAATAAAATTGATGATGCTCAAGATGATTTCCGGCAGCGCCGCAATCAGCACAGGGATGGCGGCAAGCAGACCATCTGCAAGACCCGTAATAAGCTGAAGGGCTGCGTCCAAAATCATCGGAAGGCTGTCGATCAGACTCTGCACAATGGTAATGACCGCTTGTACCGCCGTGGGAATCAGCGTAGGCAGAGCCGTGGCAATGCCCTGAACCAGGGACATCACGATCTGAATTGCGGCTTCCACCAATAGAGGCAGATTCTCAATCAGCGTATTAACAATGGTCAGAACTGCTTCAATGACCACCGGGATTAGTTCCGGCAGTAGGGTCAGCAGCGTGTTCAGCACCTGGCTGAACAGGTCAACGATGGTTTCCAGAAGTGTGGGCAGCAGTTCCACCACCGTTTCCAACAGAGCGTTCAGCGCCGTTGGGAGCGCCGAGATGATGTTTTCAATGATAGGAGTAATGTTGGTCAGTACATCCTGGAAGGCATCCACCACATTGGCACAGAGCTGCTCAATGTCAGCATCCGCATTACCGAAGCCCACGATAAGGTTATCAATCGCAGCCTTCATGGAGTTCATAGAACCCTCGATGGTATGCTCGGCTTCGGCAGCGGTGGCACCGGCAACACCCATACTCTCTTGGATGACGTGGATTGCCTCGACCACATCTGCGTAGGAACTGATGTCGTACTCGATGCCGGAAATGGCCTGGGCATCGGCAAGCAACCGCTCCATTTCGGTCTTGGTACCGCCGTAGCCCAGCTTGAGGTTATCCAACATCGTATAATTTTGCTTTGCAAAGCCCTGGTATGCGTTTTGGATGAGTCCGATGTCCGTACCCATCTTATTGGCGTTGTCCGCCATGTCGGTGATAGCCATATCCGCATACTTCACAGCAGCCTCGGTGTCACCGCCCAGGGACTGGATCAGCGATGCGGAGAAGGATGTGACCGTGGACATATAGTCGTTGGCAGACATACCGGCGGTTTTATATGCGTTACTTGCATACTCCTGCATCATGGCAGAAGAGTCTTTGAACAGGGTGTCGATACCACCGACCAACTGCTCATACTCGCCGTATGCCTCGACCACGGCCTTGCCAAGGGAAACAGCGGCGGCTGCGGCGGCAGCAACCACTGCACCCATAGCCATACCGACTGTTTTCAGAGTGCCGCCCAACTTGGAGAACTTACCCTCACTGTCATCGGCGGCATCTCCGGCATCATCCAGTTCCTCTTCCAGGTCATCTGCGGAATCGCCGGTGTCATCCATTTCCTTGCCCAGGGCATCCATAGCGGATTCATTGTCAGCCAGTTCACGCTCCATGCCGTTGAGGGCGGCTTGGGCGTTGTTCAACTGAATCTGCCATGCCTGGGTTCGGCGGTCGTTCTCACCAAAGGACTCGGCGGCATTGGCGAGTGCCTGTTTCAGCATCTCTACCTTTTTTCTTTGGGCTTCGACCTGATCGGTCAGAACCCGGTGCCTTGCGGCGAGGGCTTCGGCAGAACTATCATTCTTGCTGAATTGGGACTCGACCAGTTTCATTTCTGAGCCGAGAACTTTGAAGGACTGGTTGATTTCCGTCAGAGCCTTCTTGAATTCCTTTTCACCCTCAAGACCGATTTTTAAGCCAAAATCATCTGCCATATCACCACCGCCTTTCCTTTAGATTCCGTCCGGGATGATATCGTCGATGAAATGCTCCCGTTTCGGTTTTGCGATACCGTTGTATTGCTTATGGCACTCCCAGAGGTCGAGGAGCAAGCCAAACGGCATCAGCCAAACCTCATCCCATGACAGGTGAAGCTGACCGATGCCGTAATAAAGAAGTCGAGTAAATAACTCTTCGTCACTTACTCGACCGCTGCGTTTTTTGCGTCTGCCTCGCTTTCGATGTTGCGCTTGGTACCCTTGAGCAAGGCATCCATAATGGCAGTTTTATAGGTTGCGAGATCTGCGGGGACCGTGAGCAGTTCCACCATCTCCTCGGTGAGCAGTTCGCGCTTATTATCCTTGTTTTTGAGATTGTGAACCAGGATGGACTGGTTTGCCAGGAGGGTGATGAGCCATACGATCTCACCGATGGCCATCTCAAAATTCTCGGATTTCATAAGGTGGTCACCCAGGTTTTCCAGACCGCCGTAACGACCGGCGATTTCCTTGGTAGCCTTGGTGGAGAGCAGCAAGGTGTATTCCTCACCGCCGATGTTGATTACAGAAGCACGATCTTCATACATAACAGTAGTCCTCCTTATTCAGCGGTCTGTGCAGTATAAGTAGGCTCGTACACCTGCTTATACCAGTTGGTGATGGTGTCGGCGGTCACAGCGGTGTCACCCTCGGTAGCCTCTGCCTTCCAGGGATGCTTGCCCTTGGCATCCACCTTATTACGACGCAGGATCGTGCCTTCAATGGTGGGAGTGCTGAAAGTGATGCTGTCACCCTTGGTGGCAAGCGCCGTAGCGGGAATACCGAACTTCACACGGTACAGCCAAAAATACTTGTACTTGCCGTTGGATTTCTTGGCACGGAAGCCTACTGCAACGGGAGTGCCGTTATCCTCGGCGGCAGAAACCACAACACCGTTATTGTCGATGGTCGCCCCGGTAAGATCGGATGCGGCTGCTCCACCGATTTCATCCACACCCAGGGAGAGGGTGCCGGACTTAAATTCCTTCACGATTTCGGCAGCGCCGTCATCGGCATAAAGCGTAGCCTCTGCCAGTTCCACGGAGAGGTCGGCGGTCATCGCCTTTGCCAACTGCACCGGGGTGGCATAGCTTTCATTGCCTTCATCGTCCTCGGTGATCTTGGCGTAGTACAGTTTATCAAGACCAATCGTAGCCATTGATTATTCCTCCATTTCGTAGTATTGGGCTACATCCACAGCATAGTGGTGGTAGCCTGTATCATTTTCATAACCGATGTATCTGCGGTCAGTTATGGTAAGTTCCGCAGCCAGGAGTGCTTTCACGATGGCATTTTTATCTTTCGTGTAGCTGCCCTGGGCATATAATGAAATACGAGCTTCCTGCACATCACAGCCGGGAGCGTTGTCTGCGTGGAGGTCGAAGCTGTCCGCAAGAGGCACCACCACGATATATTTCGCAGGGGCTTTGTCTGTGAACACGCCTGTTTCGATGGGGATACCCAAGTTGGAAAGCGCCGACTGGATATCCGCAAGTACACTCATATCTTTTTGACCTCCTCTTCAAATTTCCGCTGCATGGCTGACTGGCACTCCTTCTTGGAAGCATTTT